TAAACCTTCAATCTTAGCGAGTTCATATTCAAAATCAGCAAATGTCTTTACCGCAGCAATTCCTAATAGAGTCACAGGTAAGGTTACGTATTGTGTCAATGTGCGACCAAACGTAACCATACCTTGCTCTAAAGTCTTAAAAGCAGATTGAGTGTGAGTCATTGCGGTTTGTAACCTTCGCAAGTCGTGTTGTGCTGCCGTCAATCCAGCGGTATTAGCACCAATTATAACCATTAAAGAACCTAAACTACTCATATCTTTCTTCTTTTAACTTGTGAAGATTGTTCTGTTTTTTTATTCTGTGATGCTGCTAAACCAAGAAGAATATTTTTCATTTCTTCAACACTTTGTTGTTTGGATTCAGTTTTTGCTCCTGTATCCCATTGAAGTAGAAAATCATCTATCTTAGTCATTTTAGATCCTTTCTTTCCATAGGCTTGTATCATCAAATTTGAGATTATTGAAGCCATGTAAGAAAACTTAAAATCATTTCTCCATTCACCCACTGGGTCGATATTGTTGTATGCCTCCCATTCTGCTAATTGTTTTGCGGTTAATTGTTCCAACAATCGGTCAGGATGGATAATCCCTAATTCTCTACAGAGTCTGAATTGGAACTGTCTTTCAGGTCTGTTTCTGAGTTTTTTAAGATTTCCTCCTTATCTGCGGTAGTAATTGCATTTAACCTTTGTGCAGTTTCCACAATCTTTTCCAAATTAGAAGCACTCATCATTTTACTGAGATTTTTTACATCCCCTGGTTCAAACACAAGATCTCCCTTTTCATCACAAACGGTAACAACTGCTAACTTTGCACGGAAATCTTCAAGTGTGGTTTCATACGTCATTGTACGATTCCGGTCACCACTTGGTTTTTGTTTTAACATGGACTGTTCCCAAATATCTTTTTCGTGTCCGGTCATTTCACGTACATACACAAAACCTTTGGACAATTCAACTTTTTCAATTTTTAAATCATCCCGCTGTAAAAGCATTTCTTTTGTTAAAAATACTGATTTTTTCATTTGATTAATTTTTAAAGAATTTATAAACTGATAAAAATAACACTTGATTAGTGATATTAAGATTAAGTAGATGAACCACTACCGGAATTAACTGTAACTCTACCGGAAACTTTGATAGTTACATTAGCGGTGATTTTATCATCCGTAGGAATTTCCAACGGTAATTCAGTCACATACCCACAGAATTCAAATGATGTGTTCACATCATCGGGAAGAACAATTTCATAGTAATGAGGGTCATCATCCTCAAAATCCGACAACATCTTATCGTAAGATGTGCGGGTAAAGTTCATAGTCAACGAAACGGTTCCACCGTCACGAAAACCAGTAATAAACTCACGGAAACCTCCGGTAGAATCAAGAGAAGTTACATCAATAAAATCCCTTGTCATAGAGGGTCCAGAAATACTGTTAACTTCAGCGATCTTTTCCCATACAGAACCAGACCAACGTTGAAAAACAGTTCCTACACCTGAAATAGCATTACTACTTCCTACTGCACAACCCATAATAATTTACCTCCTTTGTAAATAGAAATTAATAATAAAACGAACCCTTTGATTCTTGTCATAGTCCAAAAGAGCCGGACCACTTGAACAACGAATTAAGGTATATAGAGCACCATTCCACGTCTCATTTGCCCGGCCGTGAAGAATGTTCTTTATATTGGTAATCACATCCCAACCTTCCAAATACTCATTAGCACGTACACGTATTTGAATAGTCGGGTATTCGTAGACTTCGTTTCTATCTAAAGTTAATTGTGGAGCCATTATACCTGTCTCAAATATAGAAATAACATTTTGTGGTTCCGCAGGTTCTTTTCCTACGTGAATAGGAAATAGTTCCAACACACAAGATGAATCCTCTTGAGCAAAATACTCAAGCATTTCTTTAATATCTACTGAAGGTGCATTCATAATTTTATTATTTTACACTCGCTTCGTCTGCAATAATATCTAACATCTCTTTTTTATCTGTATCCAAATGTATTTCAAACCATTTAGCACGAGAACCTTGTCTTGTCCATTTTACAACTCCATACGGTGGTTGTGTCATTTCATGAACATAAGCTGCATAATTTGCCGTATAACCAATTTTAATCTGTGGATTCTCTGGACTGTTATTATGATCCACCACTCTCCAAGAATTACGTAAAACACCAGTATCAACAGGAACCAAAGGTTCATAAGTTTCCATATTATATTGAAGTTTAGCGGCGGCCATTTTTAATCCAGCAACTGTTCGTTTCTTCATATTGGAAATCTCACGATTAAGATTATCCCTAACCTGACGCATTCCAGCAAGACGCATATAAACACCAGCACGATTATTCATTCGTGCTATATTTGTTCCAGGAAAATAATTTACAGCCATTTTACAGATTTATTTACCTTGATCATACAACCAAGCAGTCCTTACAAATTCATCAGTTTTACGTACCATAGGAATTCTATCAAACCTATGTATAATGTATGCGGCTGGAATCTCTTTTGGTTTACTTGTATCATACCCACTTAAACTTGCAAGAGTACCACGATACAAATATCCTTGCAAATCTAAATCCTGTAAGACAAGAACACTTGCTTTAGACAACAACAAGTTTCCTGGAAACCCAGTACTAAACCAACCTATATCCACTTCGCTCTTTTCTTCCCAACGACATTTAATTTCTACAGGTGTGTCAAAGGTAAACCCACCGTACCCATCATTTTGTGGATTCCCCCAATAAACGGCTGTTTCGACACAGAACCGTTTTGCTACCTTTTCAATTCCTTTACCAGACGGAGTCGTTAGTGCCATTTTTAATCAAAATTAGGTATTGCTTTCATCCAAGCAAAAGATTTACCTTTTGCTATTGCATTTAACGTACCGGAACTATCTAATGTTACAGCCATCTGTCCATAAGTCGTTCCTAACAAACCTTCTCCCCATTTACCAGCCCATTCAATCATTGCAGTACCAGCCTGTTCCTTTTTAGATTGTCTTTCACGTGTTGAGACAATCATATGGGCAGACATCCACATTTCTATTTCTGCAAGTAACGCATCGCTCAATCCTTTTGCACCGAGAGCAGCAGTTACAAAAACATTAGCACTATTGATATAATCTTCGATAACATCTTCATCTAAATCTGTATCATCCAGGATATTTATTACATCATCGATAGTTGTTCTCATACCATTACCTCCCTACTTTTGTTTAATAAAGGATCAATTATACTTGGAATTGCATTATTCCACCGTAAACCAAGCCATTCTATTGTTTCATATATTTGTTTGTAATCTCCTGTAACCATTCTTTCAGGCCATATAATACGGCAATTCAAACCAGCTTCGATCATTTGTACAAAACGTTTTTCATACTGGTGTACCCACCATAACCACGCTTGTCCTTCGTTTTCAAAAAGAAACTCGCTACGAATAACGGGGTCTTTAAAAATACGCATATACCCGGTTTTAATACAAGACTGAATAACATCTCCGGTACGACGGCGAACAATCAACCACTTTGCGTCAGGATAAGCATAGTTCCAAACAGGCCATAAACGGGTCAAACCACTATGCTTAACCATCCAAGGCTTTCCTAAGCCTTTTTGGGCTACCAAAACCCCGTTAATACTTTTACCCCAATTAACCGGAATTTGTAACGTATCAACGTCTGGTAGCCCGATAGGGCTTAAATCTAACAACTTGTTATTAAACCCTACGATAGTTTGGTTTTCAAACATATTATTGCAATAGCCCGACCATACACCACAAAGATCAAGTATTTTTGCAATCAACGTACTACCTGAACGTTCAACTCCTGTTATTAAAATTGGGTTATTTCTCATTGTACGTAATATTTATAATCATCACCAAGCAATTCTTTTAATGTTCTAAGGTCGGAATCAAGTGTAACATTATTCATACGGTGTCCTATACCAATTCCAGCCCTTCCCGGTAAACCTTTAATACCTACCGATAAAGGTTCACCGTCAAATACAAATTTATTAATAGAACGCCTAAAAAATTCAATATCAATAAACCTATTGGTTAAACAGGTTTCAAGAATATCTAAAGCATTTATGGTAAAACACGTTTGAAATAAACTTGCATGATTTTTATTAAAATTATTCTTATAAACTAAACGATTAACATCATAATAAATTGTATTACCTTGTCCTACAAGATCGTAAGAACCTAAACGATTTAATGTTTCTTCAATATAAGTAGGCTTGTAATAATCATCATCTTCGATTACAAAAATAGCATCAATCCAACTACGTGAGAAATGACGAATAACATTTATAGCTACCGCAAGATTTCTACCCTGCGTGTTCATACCAAGTGACCACGAAGGAACAGGATATTTTTTTATAATAGTCCAATTATCACGAAATGTATCAGTAAGTGAATCGGTAGTCGTAGGAAAACAATCGTCAATAACAATCCAAAAAACCCTACCTGAATAAGTTTGGTTTTTCATCCATTGCATACACAATTCAAATTGTTTTGGACGACCTCCTGTCGGTGTAATTAAAACTATCATTAGTTATGAATAAATAAAGGTTTTTCAATTTTAATTGACTGCATACCATTATTATCTGATATTCTCTTACATTCCTCTATATAAATTCCATCCGCATTGTGTACAATTTCATTAAAACCTGCTTTTTTCGCTACACTTGCAAGCACAATAAAAGAACCACAATCTATCTTATTTTTTATTAATCTTGTATTTAGTATTGAATATTTTAAATAAGAATGAACCATATTACAATAAACAATCCCAACTGGTTTTCCTACCGTTTCTTTCAACATATATTCTACAAACACAGGAACATAATAATTATCTTCATTAGTTATTAGAATATAATCAGTATCTTTTACAACAATAGAATTCAATAATAAATTTCGATTAGGATGACCATAATGACCGTTTACTTTTTTGGTTTCTTGAAACATTACACGGTTATCCTTACAATTAGAAATAACGGTTTTAATTTCATTAGTAGCAGGCCCATCGTGTACAAAATGCAAAACCCAATTAGGATTTGTCTGTAATAAGAAACTATTTATAAATAATCCTAATTCTAATGCTTTTTTATATACCGTACAGATTATATGTAATTTTCTTTCAGTATTTTCATAATATGCTTTTGGATAAAGTAATTCATAATGACTTTGATGTGCTCTTAATTTTTCCTTATCATTCATTCGTGAATTATGAAACTCATAAACTTTTACATTTGGATTAGAGCCTATCCAAAATTCTCTGTATAAACGATAAGGATGATTTAAATAATCTATTTTTAAGGTATTGATATATTTTGCCGTAGCCCACCAAAAAGTCCCTGAAAAATGAGGAAAATAACCCACATCAGTATCAGAATTCCACAGTACACCGCAACAATCATACCCTTCATTTAATTTTGTAACACAATCTTGCCAACGTTCAATATTGAAATATTCCATATACCTACGCCAATCTTGTGTAGCTTGATTATACTTTGTAATACCTTTGGCATGAAAATATAAAACGTAATCATCTGGGTTATTCTTACAATACTCTTTTAAATGAAGCATTGTACTCCGTTCCTCATCATTTACAGAATACTGTATTATCTCAACCTTGTTAGAAATGCTCCAAAAATATTTTAACCAACTTATACCATCTTTAGGACTTGCATTTGTTTCTTCGTATGCTCCTATATAAAGTTTATCACAAGCTTCAAACAATTTAGAACTTACTAAAAGTCTAAATGTTTCAGACATTATAGAAGCATAGTTGTTTCCATAGATGTAAGCGTGATAAAACAATACAAGTTTCATAAAATTTTAATATCAGGAAACATTGTAACAAACTTACCATCATATTGTCCTTTCAAAGATTCAATAATATAATCCTTGAAATTATGTGCAAGAATAATCATATAGTCAATCTTTGTGTGTTTTAAAGCATTGCGATCAACTACTTGAATACCAGTTCCCGGAACAAATTTGCCTTGTTTGAATGGTGTATCATCAACAATGAATTGAATACTGTTGTAATCCAATCCACAAGTATTCAGGAAAACACAACCTTTGGCAGCAGCACCAAAACAAGCAACCGTATTACCCTGATCAATTAAGTTTTCAACAAAATCTTTAAAATCCTGTATTTTCTCGGTTGTACGTTTCCCCCATTTGACGTAATATTCTTCGGTCAAAGTCTTTTCAAGATTAAGAAACGATTTTATTGTATTGTCAGGTTGACGAAGTGAAGATTTCTTTACCATAAGCACCCGTAATGTTCCTGCGTGCATATCGTGATATGAAACGTTAATTACCTTCAAACCTTCCTGTTCTGCAATATCTACAATATTTTGTAAGCAGAAATAGAATACGTGTTCGTGATAAATCTGATCATAATTGTCATTAGCAAGGGTTGTAAGTATGTAAGGAAATTCCAAGCACCAAACACCTTCACTTGCTAAATTACGACGAACACCCTGTACAAACGAACGTATTGGCTCAGTATGTTGAAATACATTGGTTGAGGTAATCAATTTCGCTTTATACGATAACGTAGTATTGTGTCCAAAATATTCATTAACATACTCAATGCCAGCGTCACGATTAACGCCAATAAAACTACGACTACAATCAACATTAACGTAATGAAGATTACGATTTTCTTTACGAAATTCTTTAAGTAAACTACCATCATTACCTCCAATATCAAGTACCAAATCTTTATCTTTAAAATCAACTATACGAGAAAGGTAATCATACATTTCGGAACAATGGTCAAGATACGGTTTATTTACACCTGATTGGTAAAGGTAATGTAAGAATAAATTGTCTTTATTGACAATACCCGTCAAACAAGTAACTTTACTTTCAGGAAAAAATTGTACGGCTAACGGAAAACGTTCACAATTTAAAGAATCCTTACGTGTTTCACAAAGATTATTTACCAACGGTATTTTCCCAAGATTAAGGAATTCTACCGATTTGGTACTGTCGCTTATAGGACAACGTTCAATTTTCATTTGGTTAATGCCTCCTGTAACGTTAATTTAGGAAATTCATTTATAGCACTTTGAGGATTTACATTATAAATTTCAACCCCCATTGTTTTTGCATCACGGGCAATAGCAGGAAACCCTTGCAAATGTCTTTGAAAAGGCAAATTTCTTGGGTTTTTAGGTTTGCCATTTCCATTATATATACTATGAAAATGTTGTGTATTCTGCTCGTCTAACCGCATATCAAACCCCAAAAGAAATATACGTTTTGCTCCTGTATGAACGGCTACACTTAAAGCAGCAGCACCACTATTCTTATTCCAACTTACATTATTTGGACTTGGTGATATTCCAAATGGATGGGCAGGATTTTTATGTAAAAATTTTACCCAAGGAAACTTTTCAACTCCGTTGGTACAACTTATCTTAATGCCGGGGAATTTAAACAACCCTTCTTTATGGGCAACAAAAAAGCCATTATCGCCGAAAAATACCATATCAATCCATGTGCCAATCATATAAGCAACATTAATACCAATAACGTGCTTTTTATGAATTGCTTCCATAAAAGGAGAATAAAGGGAAAGTGGCTGTTTTCCAATAACTACATCATTAACCACATTAACAGACACCCCGAATTGTTTAGTTATGGATGGGCCTCCCCCTATAACCCAAACATCACCACCTTCCCATATTTTCGGTACAGACCAAACCATTTTACAATACGTTTAAAAGTTTTTCAGCTTCTATACGTATCATTGGTTTTTCATTCAAAACTTTACCCTGACCGTCAACAATATTCCACGTATTAGTACCTTCAATTTCTACAATAGAATAATTTGAAGATTTTTTAACATTAAGCAACGGATCTTCAGGTAATCCTTCAACAGGAACAACAACGTCACGAAATGCTTTTGGTATTTCTTCAACCGTAGCCATAAACGTTTGTCCCGGTTTAATATACCGATTATTCAAAATAAAAGAACCATTCCCTATCTTCTTCCAACGAATAGGCTTTGGAGCAAGAGGATCCAATTCAACAAGTTCTTTTGCTTTTTCCTCTTTAAGTTCAACTTTAGGTTCAATCGGTACAATTTCTTCCAAAGGTTTTTCTACAAAACCTTCTTTTAATAGTGATTCTTCGGTAGTTTCAGTAACTACATTTTTTCTTACTCTTGTTGCCATTTTCTTATTTTTTAAAAAATCACTTGATTAGTGAAAAGCAATCAACTAAGACATATGAATAATCCCGGTACGTCCGTTGTAATCAGAACGAATCTGCGGAACCTGAATCGAAAGAACTTTGTATTTGTTGACAAAATTTCCTTCGGTAGACCACTGAACGTTGGTAAGACCCATACCACGAACAATACGAACGACATCGGTAGTCGTCTGAACCAACAGCACGTTGCTTGAAGCCAAACGGTCAATAACCTTGATAGCCTGAATTCCTGCAATCTTCATAATCCTTTCACGGATCGTGGTTCCAGGAGTAGTAGCATCGTAGTCATTGTCAAGACGTGTTTCATAGTTCGTCGGAATGTACAGTACCCAAGGCCCGTAGAAATAATTGTTGATCGAAGCCTGTTTCATGGCAAGGACACTTTCAACAATCTTAGCCCCGGTAGTAGCAGTATTAGCCCAATCACCATAAGTAGCAAGAGATACCAATTCACGGTCAGGATAATTAACAAGGCTATAAATAGAACCTCCACCAAACGAATAAGTGGTATTGGTAAACAACATATCTTCAAACTTCTCGGCTACACGACGGGCGGCACGTTCAGCAGAAGTAGTATCAAGGGCATTACCAAGACTACGACTTGCAGCCAACACACGGGTATTGATTTCGTAATCCACATGAACAATAGGAATCGGCAAATAAGTCGTTCCAAAAACCGGCCTGTCACCTTTGCTACGGGAAACGCCATCCATTGTCATTTCGGCTTCCATAGCATCGGATACGGTATGCGATTCAAGAACCGTAGTACCCATTGCATTTCCAAGATTGTAAACCAACCCACGACTAATAAGATCGTTAAATCCGGTCAAACGCTGTTCGGCAACACCAAGAATAGCGGCATCAAGTGCCTGCCATTCTTCACGACGAAGTACAGCTTCGGTATTAACCTTAATCGTACCAAAATTTTCAGGTTTCTTAGGATCACCTCCTTTAAAAACTGAAATGTAAGAACCAACATTACCATCTTCATCCATAGCAAGGTACGGACGCATACGATGAGGATTCAACTGATTGGATTGGAATTTGACGGCAACCTCACCTTGTGCAGTTCCGTATCCAATTAAATCGACATTAGTTTCCATAAAATAATTTCCTCCAACCTTTTAGTTAATCCTTACAATAATACGACCTGAAGGGTCTTCTCCGGTAGAACCCGACATATCAACAGCCTCAACAACTTGACCAATAGGATTGGTTGTACTGACTTTAAGTTTCCCATCGCCATTACTTGCAACCCAATTCCCAATTACAGCCGTTTCTCCATCGGCCAACAGAGCGTAAACCATATCTCCATGACCAGGAAGCCAACATTGGACTTTCTCATCGGCAGCAAAATTGACATCAATTCCACGCCCCTGAAGTTCATCTTCGAGAGCAAACATTGCAAGTGCTACACCCGTAGGTGTTGAATGAGGCTGTACCTTTCCGGCACTCGTTACCTCAATCAACATTCCCGGTGTGATAGCACCAACAGCAGCGTATTCTTCAATAACATCCGCATACTTTTTAATCTTAATGGTGTGTTTCGCCATTTTTAAAACCTCCTTTTATTAATTAATTTATTGAATAGGCAACATCAAAGGTTCAATCTTACTTTTTTCTGTCGTAGCACCACGAAGCCCGTTCACAGAATAATCGTGCATTTCACCTTTCTTAATAACTGATTTTTCCAGTTTCTGTAATGTATTTAAAGACATTACATTCAGTTCATCTTCACTCCAAGTATCCTTTTCAGTATTAGCTTGGATAGAAGCAATTAGGGCATCTTTTCTTTCCTTAAAAGTAGCAAGACCAAGATTTACTTCGGCTCTTACATTTTCAGGAAGAATATTCAGGTAATCGTCCAAACCTTTTGCATTAGTCTGAATCACTTTAACAGCATCCTCTACAGAAGGTACGGTAACATTCACCTGCATTTTTTTCGGTACAAGTTTATCTAACTTGTCTTCGGTAAG